GTTTACACTACCCGTTACCATTAAACTACCTGTATCAGTAGAACCTCCACCACTGCCAGTTGCTACTGTCAAACTGAATTGAGTCGAATCTCCTTTAGTAAATGTTAAAACATTTCCACTCACACTACCCGTTATTAGGGAACTTCCTGTTACTGATGAACTGACAAATCCTAATGCAGTTATTTGTGAACTACCTGAGATTGTTCCTGCAGGTATTGTACTACCACTCACATCTGGTATTTGGAATCCAAATGTAGAATTATCTCCTTTAGTAAATGTAATTGTATTACCACTTAGAGAAGCAGTTACTAATGCCAAACTAGCTGATGTAAATAAACTAGCAGTTGCACTATTCAATGAAGAAGTAGATGAACCAACCGCAACGAATTGAGTATCTACACTACCAGTATAGGTAGCAAGTGTACTATTCTTAGTATCTTGAGATTGAGTGAATGCATTTAGGGAACTTATATCAGTTGGACCACTACCACTCACGTCGGGGATTACCACACCGAATGTGGAACTATCTCCTTTGGTGAAGGTAAGTGTGTTACCACTAAAAGAAGCGGTGATTAGGGAGGATGCTGTGATTGCTGAGGTTACTGAACCGAATGATGATGTAGGAACTAAACTCGTTCTATTATTACCATCACCTACCCACGCGTATCCATTTTCTAATGATGCACTAAATGTTCCATTAGTAATATTCAAAGATGAACTTACTATTTGAACCTTACCATTTATTGCACCTATGTTTACATTACCATTAGTTGATGAGTTTACTATTTCTAAATTAGTATAACCCACTACGTTATTATTCCAATATATTCCGTTAGTGTTTAGGGCCTTTGTCTTATCTATTGAGACATACCCATCTATACTTTGTGAACCAATGAATGCATTATCACCATTTAACACCGCATACTCACTCATAGATTGAGTAAGTTCCATAGAGGTAATCATCTCACCATTAAACTCTCTTAGGAGTTCAGGAGAGATGTATTGAGAATTGTTATTAGGGAAGTTTGTATTATTGAGAACCCTTAGTGCTTGTTTACTTAACGGCATATCTTATATCTTTTAATTTAGAGAGGTGAACCATTGTTAAATCCAATATCAAATCCGTCCGAGAACGAGCCTGTATTGGTAAAAGCGGATTGTATCACACCCACACCTTGTGCTTGTAATGAACCATCACAACACTCTCTAAGATATTCATCACTATGTGGACAAAGACATCCTCTTTGTGAGTTCTTTGGTGATGATAAACCCTGAGTAGGACCAAAATAAAGACCTGAGTTATTCATTCTATTGACTGAATATCTTAATAGGCCGTTTGATGAGTTACTCCAATTTGATTTCATACACTTTCTTTATTATATTTAACGGCGGATATGGGATAAGTTGTTGATTAACTTACCCTTTTCATAGCTTCCTTATGTACAAGGGTTTCTAAAAGGGATTTATCTGCACGATATGAAAGAAAGAGTAAACACTTTTCTAAGGGTTGTTGGACTATCCTATCTATTTTTTCAACATCGCCATCTGCGAGTTCGTAAATTGAAGTATAAGCTTTCCACTTTGTGCCAAAATTCGCCTGATACTGTGAGGAATCTCCTCCCGATGAGTCATAGAGTTCAGGGTATCTTTGTACAAGTCCATTGAGGTATGTAGAAAAAAAAACATCGCTCCGTAATGTATATCCATTGTGGTATCTAACCATATCTCATCATCTACAAATCCACTATATGTTTGGATTGAATACATATCACCCACCTTCTTAGTTACAGGTCGGTATAGGATACTCATTATCTTACCCCAATTCTTATCAATACCTGCACTCTCATACTGAGTTAAATCAGCATATGCACCATAACTCATCTCTCCTAAGTTGGGTTCAAATCCATATTCCTTACCATCGATGGTTACAAACCTTTGCAGTTCTAAACTATTGGGTGTTGGGATTGAATCTAATTTTCCTTTGATATGGGCGTAGGATGATTTAGGTAATAACCTTGTCTTATCTGCTGGGATACCACATAGATGCCAGAATAGAGATGCAGTTTGTGCTTCCTCATTATCCTTATATGCTTCTAAATCTTTTTGTACTTCTAACCATTTACGAAGGGTTATATCTCCCCAACTTGTGGGAATTGTTACTTCTAATGTTTCTTTCATATTATTCGTTTCCTTTTGTGTAATTACTTATTGCCCATTCTAATTGTTTGATGTATGTAACTGCTGCCTTATTCTTTGCATCACCATTCTTTACATACGCATTCATTGCTATCATCTTAGCGTTTAGTTCCTCATTTAGTTCTAATAGATGATTTACTGCCTCTCTTAACTGACGTATATCATCATCGGTATACTTTAACTCACTATCTAACTGTAATTGCATATGTTCCTTTTAATTGATTTTTAAGTGATAGTTTCATCATCCCTATATACCTCATACAATCAAGGGCGTGGTCTAATCCTCCTTCGGGTGTATCGGTTACATATCCAAACTTATCCTGTGCATACTGATAGGAGTATATCTCATTGATGAGGTTTTGTGAGTTCTTATGGATGTGTATCTTATAGTTTTGTAAAACTGAGATACCGAACTTAATGCTATCAGGTCCTTTTTTAACCGTCTTAGCATTAAATCCAGCTCTTGCGAGTTCTTCAATTGAACGAGGTTCACTCGAATCACACCATATCTCCTCTCTCTCAATCCCCAATGCCTTTAATCTATTTATTATATCGTTCATTACCATACCTCTTTCGTATATCAGTTCCTCAAAGTATAAGTTACCTCCGTTCTTATAACATACTACTAACGCAGTAGGGTCTTGACTATAGCCCCAGTCGAGGGAAAATGCAACGAACTCACCCTCATATCCTTCTACTATCTCAAATTGGTATATCGCCCTTTCATTAGGTGCGTATATTCCTTGTCCGTATATCTTCCAAAGTTTCTCATTCTTACCTTGCAGTTCCTCAATACCTCTAATCAATTCGGTTTCTAACCACGGGTTATCCTTATAGGTGGTATTGTAAATCTCTATCCCTTCCATCTTTCTTAACCAATGATAAGGAGAACAAGTAGGATTAAAACTTAGGATTATCTTACCTGAAGTTCTAATTGATAATTGTACATAGCTCATTTCTTCAATTTCAGTGGCCTCATCCAACCACAATAAGCCACTCTTAAACCCTCTTAACTTATCAGGGTCATCTGTATTTATGAAAGAGAAGGTAGAACCATTCTCCATACGATAAACTCTGTCAGTAGAGTTCCAGTACTCTTCTACCCACATACCAATGGATTGCATAATCTCTTTGAAATCGCGTATGTTAGTTCTCTTTAGTGAAGGTATTGTCTTTCTTACTATGGAGATATCCGTTTTGTTTTCTATTCCTTGCACTATTAACCATTGAGCTATTCCAAAACTCTTTCCACTTCTACTTCCTCCAACACATTGTACTACACGAGTTTTACTCTCCTGCAGATGCTGAAACGTTATTGTTGTCTGGATGTTTATCTCTTTGCTCATTTGTCTTTATTTCAATTACAACCTTTTCTACTTTATGATTTATCTCACCAATCAAATCCATACGGGTTTGTTTTGGTAGGACATACTCAATAAACTTTGAAGATAACCTCATTGCTTCTGCAGGGTCTGTCTTTCTTATCTTATCTAAATCCTTTTCAATATGTTCTAATTGATTACCAACTATACGCGTAATGATTTCTTTAATCTCTTGCGTTGTTTTATTAGGAACACCCTTTGGTCTTCCCGTTGCAACCTTATTACCTTTCTCAAACTTTGCCATAATATCGTTTTAAATCGTTATCTTTACCTAATATTTAACGGCAGTTGATTGCGAAGTAGTTGATGGTGTATATAAAAATATATTTATATATTCTTACTTTAAGGCGATTACAAATAAAAAACCTAATCCAGTCAGGTAAATAAGGAATAGAATAACGAGTGGGTCTTTAATTCCTTTATAAATGGCATTTAGTATGGTTCTTTTCAGTTTACTATAAATCATGTGAGAATC